AATTCTTTAAAGATGTCGAAGACAAAGCAAACGTTATATTTAACCAGCCCAAGGCTGTATTAGATGAGGTAGTGCAAAACTTCATCTTTAAGATTAAAAGCAATTTAAAAGAAAATGATTTAGAAGCTAGCGGAAGATTATCCGCATCTATTCAGGCTTTGCCTTATATTATTAGTACAGGGTCTGTAAAGGTTAAAATAGAACTTGAAGACTATTGGAAGGATGTGGACGAAGGAACTAAGCCGATAGGATTCACGAAAGAGAATAGAAGAAAGCTGCAACCATTAATTAGAAAGTGGATTTCTGAAAAACCTAGTTTACAACAAATGGCTGGAACTAAAAAAGCAAAAAGGTCATTATCTTATGCAATAGCAACAAACATCTTAAAAAAAGGTACAATAAAGAGATTCGGTTATAAAGGAAGTAAATTCATTACATCTGAGTTACCAATGTTCAAAGAAAATATAACAAAAGCGATTAACTATGGCATTAACAATTTATAATAGCCCTTATTCTTATTCACCTGCGTTTAATCAAATGATTTTCACGCTAAGTAGTACTAACTATACTCAACAAAATTTCCGCTATATAGCGGATGTATACGTTAATGGTAGCGCATCATACACAAGGCTTGAATGTGTAGCAAATCCAAATAATAACTATGGTGTTTTTGATGTTAGCGGAATAATTCAAAACTTTTTAAGTATTGATCCGCAAGACAACACAACTACTTTTAAGCAATGTGAAAACTCAATAGTTAGCTATGTTGTAAGGTTTGGTGAACAATATGGGGCTAGTAGTGGGATAACTAATTACCCTAACTTAACTAACAGCTCAGGTTATAGCTATAATGGGGTATTTGATCCTTTAAACTTTTTAGATTATGCAGTTAATAGTTATGTTGACTATGACGTAAATAGTAAATTCTTAACTGACACTCCAAGGTTAGTTACAAGAATAGGAGAAAAGCTATCTATTGGTTTTATGACTCAATTTACGTTTAACTTGTTATTGAGGATTAAAGTTTATAACAGTGCAGGAACTTTACAAAAAACAGTTTATATAAACGATCCTTACTATTCACTAACAAAAGATAGGAGCCAAAATATAGATGTTAGTTATGACTGGTTAAATACATTAGTTACAGGTGACTTAGCAAGCGGCACAGCTCCAATATTTAACGCTTCATCAAATTACTATACAGTACAATTAGTGTATGAAGAAGAGCCTAACGTTTATCAAGCAAGAAGCGAAGAGCGTACAATTTACATTGAAGATTATTGCAGCAAATATGATCCAATACGTTTTAAGTTCTTAAACAACTACGGAAAATACGATTACTTCACATTTACAGGCGCAAAGACTAAAAACACTGATATTAAAAAAAATATTTACAAATCAAACCCTAATCAATGGACAACTACTAATTACAACTATTCCACAACATCTAGGGGTGCTACTCAATATGAAACAATACTTAATGATACGATAACTATTCAAAGCGATTGGATTACTGAAGATGAAAGCGCATGGCTAGAGCAATTAATGACAAGCCCAGATGTTTACATTTATAGTGGTAGTGATTTGGTTGCCGTAAACATAACAAATACAAGCTATGCCACTAAATACGAAGCAAGTGAGCAACTATTTAATTTATCTATCAGTTTCCAATATTCACAAAATAGAAAAAGGCAAAGAAGATGATCTTAACTAAAATATACATAAACAACGAGCAAATAGATTTAAAAGACGATGTTTCAATACCTCTTAACTTTAATATTGCTGACATTAGAGAGCCTGAGAAACGTGGAACTACTTGGAGCAAAACAGTTGTATTACCGGGCACATCTTTTAATAATGCTTTGTTTTCAAACATTTGGAACGTCAATGCTGCAATTAATAGCTCAGGTACTACTAACTTTAATCCAAATTTTAATCCAAACTTAAAAGCTGAAGCTGAAATAACGTATAATGAGGCTAGGCAATTTAAAGGTATTTGTCAATTATTAAATGTTAACGTTACGGATAAATATGAGATTGAATATGAAGTGGCTTTTTTTGGTGAACTTCAAAATGTTTTTCAATTCTTTAATAATAAGTATTTAAGGGATATTAACCTAAGCGAATACAATCACACATACACAGCTTTTAATCAACAGTTAAGCTGGACTAAACCAATAGGACAGGGCTATTTATACCCAATGATTGATTATGGATATGGCACAAACAATCAATTTACAGTGCAAAACATGTTTCCTTCAATTTATGTGAAAACAATAATTGATAAAATGTTTTCTGAAGCTGGGTTTAGTTATGAATCTAATTTTCTAAACACTGATTTATTTAAACGTTTAGTGATTCCTTATTCAGGCGGATCTACATTAAAGCTAACAAGGCAACAAGTAAGTGAAAGAACATCGAGGGTAAGTAAAAACAGTCCGCAAATAATCACTTTAAATGGGGATAGTGTGGGAAGTACTCAGTACTATTCTGAGCGTGTACCATTTAGTAATAAAACAACAGCACCAAATAATGATGCTGGTAATAATTTTATTGATGAAAACGGAGGTGCTAATTACCAAACATTCATAGTTCCCAAAACAGGAACTTATACTTTTACTACTAATATTACAGCAAATGTTAAGCATTATCCAACTGCAAGTAGTGTAAACTTAGCGTGGACATGGGTAGACTTGGGAAACATTTTAATAGTTAAGAATCCTACAAGCAATACCAGTTCAACTCAAACAATTGCAGATGTACGAATGATGATGAAAGGTAAGGATGATCCAAACCTTACAAATGTATTCATGATAACGGCATCTACAGGCACAACGATAACAAGTGGATCAACAACCCTTAATTCAAGTGGTAGTTTAAGCGTCACAGCTTATTTAAACGAGAATGATAAAATACAAGTCAAGTTTAAAAAGAACATTGGTTATTATGGATCTATTTATAAAAATGGATCTACAAATGAACCTTTAAGTTCAACAAGCTATTCAGAGGTAAATCTATTAACTACTTCAAACTTTCAAATACAGTTAAGTGATACGAATGTACAAGAAGGAGATGACATAGACATTAGCCAAGTATTGCCTGACAATATCAAACAAAGTGATTTTTTTAATTCAATAGTAAAAGCATTTAATTTATTTGTTGAGGTAGACAAAACCAACTCAAGAAACTTATTAATAGAGCCTAGACCAACGTTTTATAATAGTGGTGTTATTCGTGATTGGTCAGATAAATTAGATTACTCAAAGGAAACTAAAATTATTCCTATGGGTGAAACTAATAATAAAACTTACCTGTTTACATACAAAGAAGATAAGGACTATTTTAATAACGATTATAAAACAACGTATGGGGAAAACTACGGACAAAAAAGGTACGACATTGAAAACGATTTTCTAAAAGGTGAAGTAAAAACTGAATTAATATTTAGCCCAACTCCATTAGTAAACACAATAGGTCATGATCGAGTAATATCTAAAATTTATACTCTAGACACAAACGGAACGATTAAGCCAGCACCATCAAACATTAGATTGTTATACTGGGGAGGATTAAAAAATACTAATTACTTATGGCAACATATAGCCACAAGCGGCACAACTGATTATGATGTTTACCCTTATGTAGGTCATTTGGATGACGTTGAAAATCCAACTTTTGATTTGAACTTTGGCGTTCCTTTGCAAGTTTATTACAACGCTAGTAAATATACAGGAAACAATCTTTACAATAAATATTGGAGAGATTACATTGAGCAAATAGCCGACAAAGACTCAAAGATTTTTAGCGGATACTTTTTAATTAATGAATTTGATATTCAATCTCTAGATTTCAGAGATACGTTTTATTTTGAAAATGAATACTGGAGACTAAACAAAATAATTGATTATGACAGGATAAACAACCAACCTACAAAATGTGAATTCATAAAACTTAAAACAATACCAACTTATGTAGACGATAACGGCATAGACATTAATGGAGGTATTGAAGTAATCGACGATCAAACAGATGCTCCAACTTCAAGAATAGGCACAACTTATAATAATAACCACGTTGCAGAGGGAGCACTAGTAAGCGGACGTAACAATATAGTTAACTCAGGCGATGGGGTGATAGTTAGTGGAAATGATAATTTTATCGGATCAGGTGTTAGTAATGTATCGTTGTTAGCCAGTACTGGAGTTACTGTATTAAGTGGAGTTTCAAATGTTAGCATAACAAATAGTTCAGGGGTTACAGTAACTGAAAGCAATACAACTTATGACAACAACATTAAATCTTATAACAATATAAGCTATAAAAAGTTTGTTGGATTAATTACACAACAAAGTACAAGTCCGCCAACAATAATTGTTTTAGAAAACACATTTACATCTCCGATAACATCTGATTATGTTGGTGTAGGTAAATATAATTTAATTAGCAGTGGAGAGTTTACAATCGATAAAACTTTCATCATGATTAATCAAAGTCAAAATGGAATAAGTGGTCCAATTCCTATAATAACAGCGGCTTATAGCTCAACAAATGAAATATACATCGAAACAAGGGAAGCTGTTGATGAAACTTATTTAAACGATAGTATGAATAATTGTTCAATTGAAATAAGAGTTTACTCATAATTGGTACTTAAAGGTATGGCAAAAGATATAATCGAAATAGAAGCTAAAGTAAAGGTTGACAGTAACGAGTCTGTAAAGTCACTTTCTGATTTGAAGAAAGAATTTAAAGACATTCAAAGTGAGTTAACAGGACTACAACCGGGTACTGAAAAATATGTACAAACATTACAACGGTTAGGTGCTGTAAAGGATGAGATCGGTGATTTAAGATCAGAGATACAAGCCTTTGCGGGTGCAGACGCTAAGATAGGAGCTGTCACAAATGTAGTTGGAGGTTTGGCATCTGGATTTGCCGCAGCACAAGGCGCAGCTGCATTGTTTGGAAGTGAAAGCGAAGACTTACAAAAGTCACTAGTAAAAGTTCAATCGGCAATGGCATTTGCTGAAGGGATAAAAGGACTGGCGGGGTTAAGTGATGGGTTTAAAGTATTAGGGAATGTTATAAAGGCTAATCCTTTAATGCTTATAACAACTATTGTTTTAGGCATTGGAGCGGCTTTATTTGCTTTAAAGGATAAGATAGCGGTAGTAGGAAAAGCCTTTGATTTCTTTGGAGGTGTTATTAATAACGTTATAGAAAGCGTAAAAACTTTTACTGACTGGATAGGCATTTCTAGTTTCAAAGCTGATGAAGCAAATGAGAAACTAATCGCAAATGCTGAAAAGGCTAAAGCAGCAATTACAGAAAGATATGACGCTGAAATAAGAGCGGCAAAAAGAGCTGGTAAGGAAACTGAAGAAATAGAAGAAAGTAAAATAAGAAATCTTTATTTACAAAATAACAAACAGATAGTTGCTTTAAGAGATTTAGGTAATAAAAGGACTGACGAACAAAACAAACAATTCATTGAGCTAGTAAATCAAAATAAAGAATACTATCAAGACTTATTAGATTTAGAAGATGCGCAAAATGATAAGATAGCCGAAAAACAAAGACAAGCCAATGAAAAGGCAAGAGAAGCCGCAAGGAAAAAAGCTGAAGAGGATAGGAGGCAAAAAGAAGAAGAAGATAAATGGAAAAGAGAATTTGAAAAAGAGGTATTAAGGCGAGAAGCCGAAATGGATAAAGAGTTTTATAAAGAACAATTTGAAAAAGAAAAAGAACAATTAAAAGCTGAAGATGAAAGAATAGAAGCTGAGATACAAGCCGATATAAAAAAGTTTGAAGAAGATAAAAAGAGAAGATTACAAGCGATTGAAGATTATAAAAAAGGCGAACAGCAAAAAGTTGAATTAACAAAACAAGGATTAAACGCAATAATTTCATTAACAGATGCTTTTGCGGGAAAAGATGAAGCTAGTCAAAGAAAAGCATTTAATATTAAAAAAGCTGCGAGTTTAGCATTAGCAACTATTGAAACTTATCAAGCTGCTCAAAGTGCTTATGCTAGTCAAATGTCAATACCCACTCCCGATGCTCCAATAAGGGCAGCGGTTGCAGCTGGTTTAGCTGTAGTACAAGGCTTAGCGAGAGTAGCTGTAATTTCAAAAACAAAATTTGAAGGTGGCGGAGGTGCTGCAAGTAGTAGTACTGGTGGTGCTGCAAATTTAGGAACATTCACGCAAGGATCAACTGGACAGCCTCCGCAAGGCTTAACAACACAAAACAATGTAACGCAACTTAACCCTGATGGGACGGTTGCAGGAAGTCAAACACAATCACAAACAGTTAAGGCTTACGTTGTAGAAAGCGAAAGTAGAGCCGTAACAGAAAGAGTAAATAAATTAAGTAATCAAAGTAAAATC